GTTGTTCTTATTATATGGGTGCATCCAAACAAGCAACAAAACTACAGCTCACATTGCTCAAACCTTTAAAGGTACTTGTAACAGAAGGAGGCCCAGAATAACGCCACTTTAACCCTGTATTTGTTTCATCCATATAAGCAGCTAAATTTCCTAAAGACCCGTCGGGCATTGTATGACCAGTTCCTCCAACACCTGCTAAACCTGATTCATTATTAAAAGTTACATAATCCCAATCAGAATTTACATCTCTATAATTCTCCAGAATTTCAAAAGCTTGAGCATCAGTAATATTTGAAAAGCCAAGACTCAAGGTTGCATTAACTCTTTTATTTCCATAACGGATATGTGTTTTTGTACCATCTAAGGATTCAAAATCTGTACTTGGAAATTTTCCAGGGGTGTAACTTCTGGAAGTTGGTTTAATACTTGGAAAGGGTTTTTCAGTTGCCATTAATCCACTTCGGTAAAGAGTAAAGTATTTGAACTAGACCAATTTTGCAGCATTGCCAGTTTACCGTCACTCGTTAATTCTGCGTATGAACCAGTTAATTCCACGAGGCCATCCTCTCCAAAAGTAATACTTTCTACTTTGTAGCATTGATCAGATGCTTCTGATTCTTTTATTGTAAATAGTGATCCTCTGTATTGAGAAGGTAAGGGACTTGAGAAGTTTGCAGTAGCTTCTGTTACTGGCATGATCTCGCCAGCCACTATTGTTGACGGATTCCAATAATAAAAAGTCTTACTTCCACTAATTGTGTCTTTACTTACAACAGTTCCATCTTCAAGAATTGCACCGTTATTAAATCGTTGAACATGTTGCGTTGTTGAGAATACTCGTATGTAATCTCCAGGTCTAACTCCGTTGATGTAATGAGGAGCTGTCTTAAAACTTATTGTATGATCTAAATGTTTTTTTAAAGCTAATGTGTATTTTGCAAACCATTCCGCTGCTGAACGACTAGTACAAAAGCCAGAAAGATCGAATGTCTCTACTGGATCCTCCTCATGTGAAACTAAAACATTACCATCAGCATCTTTTTCTTCAGCTAAACGAATAATTGTTGATTTTGTTTCAGGAAATCCATTTTCCACCTCTTGACGATAAAGAACATTTGCTTTAAATGATTGCCTATCTTCTGGGGATAAGAAAGAAACACTTAGATCATTTATATTTCCATCAGTAAACATTGCTTTAATTTTTGGCTTTGAATGTTCTCCATCTAAATCAATTTCAAACGTATTAGGATCAAAAGGAACAGAAGGATATAAACTAAATTTTCCTCCAATAATCGTAAAATCTAATAAACAATAAAGAGCTTGTTGATAAATAAATTCTCTTAAATTTACTCGGCTAGAAATCATACCGTCCCAAAAAAATTTATTTGCCTTACAAAACTTTGCTGCAATCTCCATATTTCCATCATCAACAGAAGACTCACTAATAACTGCTCCAGCTCCTAGCGTTTTATCTGTTAACAACGCATAAGCAATCTCAGGAAATAAATTTGATGCTTTTTGTGTTCCATCTATTAAACTCTTAACTTTTATTCCTTCTTTAAAGTAAGCAGAAAACTGACTAAAGTTTGTCCATTCCTTTGAACTATCAATCATTAAGCCTGTGTAAGCTAAGTTTTTATAAGTAGCTGGAGCACCTACTGCTCTATCTCCCTCTGTTTCTACAATTTCATTACAGTATGTTATTTGATGTTCGGGGCCATCTAAATGGCTTGACCTGTCACCTTCATACTGCCAAAAATCAGAAGCGGCATCATAAGGATTTAATTCGGCAGATCCTATTTCATCGCTGTAAATACTAGAAGAAGTAGTATTAACATTTACGTTAAAACGTATATCTGTAGCCCCAGAATTAATAATTTCACTAGTAAAAATATCGTCTTTATCTATATAAACAGTTTGATTATGTGAATAATTTTGTCCTACGGCACTCAAAGACCATTGAGCAAACCACTCTGCCCCCAAAGAATAAACAGTAACATTAGCCTTTAGCCCTGAGCCATCATCACCAGAAAGTGTTTGAACATTTACTTCACCATCAAAAGAAGGACTAGCTGTTAATGCTGTCTGCTCATCTTTTGTAACTCCATAAAGAGGATGTCCACCAGCAGTTAATTGGTGAGTTCCTAGCGTAAATTTGCCGCCTCTACCATCTAGTGTGGTGTAGTGAAATTCAACAGGACTAGTATCTCCTGGTGCTTTTGCTTGATGATTAGACCATGCAGGGCCAGTAAGCCCTTCAATATTGGGAGTTACATCTGCTTGATTAATGTATAAAGAATAAGTTGTCCATCCAGAGGTGGGGTGATTTTGCCAGCCAACAATAACTGTTCCATGAGCACCAGAGCCATCTACATATCCACCGTAATTAGGAGGATAAAAAAGCTTATTAGTAAATATTCTTACGACTGGTCTTGCTATTGGTAAATTGGTTATTGAATAATCATCTCTACTACCATCTTGGTTTTTCTGAAAACTATCAACTTTATAAATAGCGTTTCCTATTTTTACTTTATCTGGTGCCCCTAAATTCCATTCGATATTGCTTAATTTTTGTTTAGTTAACGCATAGTTTTTATCTCCTGCAAATTGAATAACATAATCTTCTCCATCAACACTACAAATAAATTTATCTATAGATCCTGCTGTTCTTGAACCATTAGAATTTAAAACAATAGCATTAACAGGATTGTGCCTTTGTCCTGCTTCATAAGCTTGTACTTCTTTAACAACAGCAGCACCAGGCCAAGGGAAAAATCTATACTCGTACTGATCTAAAGTTGGCTGATCTATTCTTATATAGTTATATTGAAATTCAGGAGTATTACCTTTTACACAAAATAAACCAGTATGGGCATTAATGTTAACTTCAGGCTTTAACCAATTCCAAGTGTCTTGACCTACCTTTCTAACTTGTAATTTGAAGAAACTATATCTAGTAATAAATTTATTTATATTACCAAGTTGCAAAGAAGAATTATAATCATAAATTTTATAAATTTCCTCTTCTGAAGGTTTACTATTTACATTTGCAAATTGAATTTCTTTAAATACTTTTGACTTGATTCCTATCTCAGTAATATGACATCTTCTATTGTTAGAAATAGTTCCTAAAGTAGCCTTCTGAAGTGTATATCGACTATTTGGATTAAATATGTCATTGAAATTCTGTTCATAATAAAAATGGTCATCTGTATCTAATCTTCCAGGTCTTACTGTGAAAAAGTCTCCATTCCTATCCCAATAAGGGTTTCCGCAATGCGCTCCTAATCCACTATTAGGATTGTCAATAGATTCATACCTTCCAGATTCTATTACTTTAAAACTAACTGATCTGATTTTTGTTCCATCCCACGGTCTTCCATTAACAGGCAGATTATCTTCCAATATCTGCTCACAACTTAGCAAAGTTGATCCAGCCATATACTGCTCACCTATTGCAAGATATGAATCACTAGCCTCTCTAACTGTTTTAGTCGCAGAGTTAATATCCTCAACACCATGAGGTTCCATTGTTAATCTTTTGTCAGTAGTGTCTTGCTGATAACCAATTCCTTCATATAAACCAAGTCTTCCACTACCTACTATTTGATAAGTTAAAGAGCCTCCAAGAGTTGCATCAGCATCGCCTGATTGCTGAAGAGCAGTTCCAGAGTTAATAAATCCTGCTCTCATGGGCCATGCACCAAGGAGCTTTCTTCTCTTTTTGTACGTTATTCTTCCTGCTGGTCTGTACTCATCTGTGTCTGTATTACTAGGAGTCCTAACTAATTGATAGGGCAATTTATAACAAGTAGCATTTGGCATTGGATTGCTTAAACCAAATGTTGCTTGTGTTGTTGGATTTCTTGTACCACAAAAATGTTTTTTATTATCAACTCTAAAAATATTATTCATAGGCATCTGCCCGCCATCTTCTAAGAAGGGAAGGTTGTCACCTTCTGAATAGGCTAATTTATAAACCTTTTCTGAATGATAATTTTCTATTAACAAATCACCAATTGCATAACCTTTCAAATCTGGCCTTTTAGCTATTTTGCCTAAAGAAAACAGAGCAAGTATTTTTAATTGTTGATAGCTGCCCAAGCTAACCATCTGCGACCAAAGAAGCTGTGAATTAACACGAATACCTCCGTAAAAAATTCCATTTATTAATTGGCGATTAGTAAAAACAAGGGGTACTAAATCTCCTAAGTTTGCTAAATCTTGAACACTATTAAAACTAAATTGCGGAGCAAACCTCTTAGTGCCACCAATATCTGCTGTTCTTTCTTGTGTACCTTGTTTCTGACTTGGTGGCTTTGGTGCTAATAAAACACTTGCAGCAGTTAAAGCAACACCAACAGCAACTTGTCCAAGGAAAGTAAGGCTACCACCCGACCAAAAAGCCCCTACAACAGCAGGGCCAGCGACAAGATCAGGTACTGATCTATAAGCTTCTGGCTTTTCTTTGACTTTTGCTGCTACACCTTCTAAAAATTGAAAATATTCTTCTTCTGTTATTCCAAGAGCATTACAGAGATCGGCTTCCGTTGGAAGTAGCACCCTACGAGAGAAAGGGCTTCTAGCGGTGACCATTTCACCACCGACTTTCCTAATGTTTTTTGGTAACTCAGCCATCCTTCCTCGTAAAAAGCTGCCATGCCAAAACCATCATCTGATTTGCATAAGCCAATTGTTCCTAGTTTAGGGGGTGATTCAACTCCCCACCTATTTAATTCTTCAAAAAAGATACTATAGTCTTTTCTTTTTAATCTTCGATACCAATTACGCTCTCCTTTTGGAACAGTAAAACCATAGTGACCTAATACTGTACGAACCAAAGATAAGCAATCTCCAGTTCCATGCTTTACAGGATCAGACCCTAAACGATACTCAAGACCTATTAACTCGTAAGGCTTCAAAGATTCTGCAATTGACCTGTTAAAGGAAGATGAGAACACCTTGCCTTCGTCAAAGTTTGCTGTGGAGCGTTTGCACCAACAGCATCTATAGCACTAGATAGCTTCAACTCAATTGACTCAACATCATAACTCATTCCAGCAGCTAACCACAGTTCACCACTTATTTTCCCTCCATTAGCAGCAGACGTATCTTTATTAAAATCTGTTGTCATTAAAAATGTTTCTACTTCTATTAAATATTTATTATCTACAAATTCTTTTACATGGTTCATACTTAATAAGTTATTAGCAAGAACAAGAGAAGCTTCCAAGTTATCCCCTGATCTATTCATTGCTGCTCCTTGATAAAGAAAAGACAGATAATTATGACCAGCAACAGCCGTATGTTTTCCATTCTGGAATTTAAGCTCTGAACCGTCTGTTTTATAAACAGTAAGGAAAGCAGTTAAAGCAACAACTGACATTACATTCCTATCCTTGATCTGGCTCCCCTGCTATTTCGCAGAGTGGACATTGTTCTAGATTCTCCTGCTGCTGCACCCTTAGATGCTGCTGAATTAATAATTTGACCTATTGCAGATTTAGGAACAAATTCTTCAGAGTTAAAGTTCAATATTGGGCCAGAATAGTTAACGGTTGTTTGTGCATTAGCTCCACCTCCTGCGGACGATTGACCAGTACCAGGGATCACAGATTCACCTCTAGCCCCTGCTGAATACCGTTGCATTGACTGAGCCATTTTAGAGGCTGGAATTATATATTCGTCCTCTCCTGCTTCTCCTATTAATCCCATAGTGGGACGTGTCGCAACTCCTCCAGCAGCGAAAGGTTTTATTCCATTAGAAAAATACGCTCCTTCTGCTCCTGTGACTGGAGCGGCGGCTGAGAAAAAAGACATCTTTCCAAGCATCCCTTGTATACCCTTCTGTAAAAACATACTTGCCAAACTTTTCGCTACATCTGCTAAAGCTTGTCCTAATGTTTTAGTTCCAGTAATTAATCCTTCGATAGCACTTTGCATTCCTTGAGCAAGAATATCTTTTATTTCTAGTCTTAATTGTTTTTCTTTCTCTGTTAATTCAATTACTTTCTTTTGGCTTTCAATTTCTGGTCTTGTTCCTCCTAATGATTTATCAATTTTACTAGATAAGAATGAGTCTAATTCATTCTCTTTTCTAATATCTTCTCTATCTGCATCAGTTGTAAGTGCATCGGCTAATTTTTCTCTAAGCCCTAATTCTTCCTCTAATTGTTTAATTCTTTTTTCTACTTTTGTTGCATTTCCATCCATTATTTCTCCGTTATTAATTAAAGCTAACGTCTCCTTTTCTATAGCTAAGGCAGATTGTAAAGATTTTTCTGTTCCTTCTTTTAATAAAGTATTCCAATCATTTTGATCTTTTCTCCAATTCAAGAACTTATTACCTAAAAAAGTAAGGACACTAATAACTCCAGCAATAGCAGCACCAATCAGCCAAAACTTAGCGGTTAAAACTCCTACTGCTACGGCTGCTACTTTAAGAGCCGGAAGCATTAAAGTTATTCCTGCAACAAGAGAAATAACAGCAGGGACAACAATTAATAATCCAGCAGCTACAACTGAGATCCCTATTGCTATTTTCTTAACGATAGGATTTAACTCTGCAAATCCTTTAACAAGCTTTGTCACTAAATTTACTAAAGGCGTTATCGCTGGCATTAATTCATCCCCTACAGCCCTTGATAAATCTTCCATTGCATTTTGAAAATCTTTAAATCTCTGCAATGAGCTTTGTTCAATAATTGACCCTATCTTTCCGGCTCCTTCACTTTCTATTTTCTTCAAAGCCCTTAAAACAACATCAGAAGTTATTTTGCCTTGAGCACCAAATTCTTTCAGCTTGCCAACTGTTGTCCCTAATTCATTTGCAATAGGCAATAACAGCGTTGGAACTTGCTCCGCTAAACTTCTAAATTCATCCCCTTGCAATCTTCCAGAACCTAAAGCTTGTGCTAATTGTCTAAAAGCATTAGAGGCTTCCATTGATGAAACCCCTGCCAGCTTTGCCGCAGTATTAAATCCAAAATAAGTTGATTCAATATCTTTTAACGAAACGCCTAATGGTCTTAATCGACCAATAATATTTGTAATTCCCTCAGTTGCTTCTAAATTAGATAATCCAAATGTTTTTGCAGCTTTTGACGCTATAGCCTGTGCCTTTTCATATTCCCCATATTCTTGTGTTAATAACTTAAGCCTTAGCTCTAAAGCTTGAGCATTTCCCGCCGTCTGAATTGCATTCTTAGCAAAAAGACCTAAACCTAAGCCAGCAATCGCACCTTGAACATTTAAGCCAGAAAAGCTTCTTTTTATTTTTTCAAGATTAACTTGAACTATTCTTCTTGTTTTTCTTACTTTATTTCCAAACTTATCCCAAGTGCGGTCAGAAGTTCGTTGGAACTTCGTCATTGATTTTGCTAATTGGTTTGTTCTGTCTTGGATTCTCTTCATTCCCTGAAGAGCCTTTGACGCAACAATATTTATACCAACATCAACAATTGCTGTCACAACACTTTTATTCAGCTTTTTAACAGTCTAACGATACTTTGCCCTTTTTATTTCTGCATCTTGTTCCTCGTTATACAGTTCAAAATAAATAGACCAAAGATTTAGCTCTTCTATCGTTATTCTTTGACTTAAATCTGCCAATGTATATCCCAATTCACGAGCAACGCTCATTTTTAACCTTAATAAATTATCTTGTTTAAATTCAGCTTTTAGCCTTTTGGGTCAGATTCTTCCTTGTCATCTTCTATTACTGCCAGCATTAAAGATTGCAAATCTGCATCTCTAACCTCATTTTTTAACTCAGCAGTATGTCCAGCAACAAAAAGTCTTTGTCCATTTTCATCTGTAGCTTTTTGAACAAATAAACGAAGAGCAAAAGCATTTAAATCATCTTTTGTTCCTTTTTGGGCTTGCTCTCTTTCTGCCATTGTTAAAGGCGTTGTCCAAAACTCAAAAACATCCCCATTTGAAAGCGTAACTTCTTTCTTTGATGGGGTTAGGTTAGCTGCTTTTTTTAACCTATCTAATGCAGATAACTTAGTTTTGGCGGTAGCCATAAAGGGTAATTCTGTTTGCTTTATAACTGTACGCATAAAAAAACCCCTCGGCAACTAGGCCAAGGGGTATAAACCGACTATGAAGATGAACTTAAGTCGAATGTTGGTGAGCCTGTTGGCCTAAATGCAATCTCAACCATCTGTGCATCGTCTGGGTTGATGTTCCAACTTGCAGAAAGCAAAGCAGCATCCATTGAAATGCTTCTACTTAATGCTTCAGTTGATTGCTTGTCTGTGTAAAGCCTAAATGCAGCTCCTACTTGCTGACGTTGTAAAACATCTTCTACAAGTCTGTTGGATAAAGCAGCATCCTCGTCAGTAACGTAAACACTGGCACTACCTGAACCATCAGCAAAGCCAGGGATATAAGCTTTAAATGGTGCTGTTTGTCCTACTGTTTGACCAATAGTTGTTACGTCAATTTCAGCCCTTGTTACTTCAAAAGACCATGATTGAACTTGTCCAATGGCAGCGTAATCGTTGTAATAAACCTCAAACTCATTAGGAGCTGCTGCTGTTCCTACATCAGTTAGGTTTACATCAGAACCACCATTTGTAGCAGAAACCTTTAAAGCTCCAGTACTTGCGGTATAAGCACTAACGTAATAAGTAGTTCCAGCAGTTAATCCAGCAGGTAACGTTCCTGTTCCTGATCCTCCAGAAGAAGAATCAACAACTTTAAATTTAACGGGATCACCTACTTTTAAATTTAAGTAAGCTTGAACAACCATAGTTTCAGTGCCTATGGTGACATCAGAAGGGCTGAAGGTTCCTGTAGTACCAGCAGGTTTGTAGTACAAGGCTCCAGACGTACCTGATAAAACAGTAACAGCCATTGGATTAGATCAATCTAAGTA